TAATGCAGCGATTAATCCTTGGCAACAACAGCCTGTACCAAGGCCTATTAGGATTGGAACTCCGGCAAGTTATGTAGCTAGAGATATGGCTATGGTTATTTCCAAGAATCTCGTCTATTTGTCGTACCGCGATCCCGGGTCAGAACACAGGTGGTGTACTGGGGCAATATACATTAGTTCCAAAGTGATCATGATGCCCCGGCACGTATGGTTTTTGGATGGCAATTTGGAATTGCCTCCTAGGAAAGAATTAGTATTCGACATTGTGCGATCTGAAGAAAATGCAAATGGAGGATGGTGTGCGAGAGATGTCACTATTTTCTATGAAACGGGTGTGCGTGTGGGAAACAGCGATTTGATGCTATTTAGTATATATGTCGGGGGTACAAGACCAAATATAATGAAGTTTTTACCCGATGAGAAGCCAAATACCATATATGACGCTATCTGTGTTTATCGACAGAAAGATGGAACCGTGAGAGAAACGAAAGGTGAGTTTATAGCTGGAGATGCAAGCTATATCAATAAATTTGGAACTACGGTTACCATTGATGGTGGGCGAGTGGTATATGATACACCCACTTATCAGGGAATGTGTATTACCACACTTGTTGCCCGCCATAACCCCCCATTCATATTGGGGTTTCACTTGGCCGGCTTGACTAACACAGTGTATGGTAGTGCTGTTTCCGTGACGAAGGACGACATTAAGAGTTCCTATGCTAATTTGAAGTTAACTCCGGGCTTCGCGGATGCTCATTCTAGTGGAGAAATGCCAATTCGCATTCTAGGGAAGGAGATTGGATTTTCCCCAGTGATATCTTTGAAATCACCTATTTCGTACATTTATGAGTACAATGCTGATGTGTATGGTTCATGTGCGGGTGGGGTGAAAGCCGGATCCAAGATCAAAAATAGTATGATTGCGGACGTGCTTACCCAGAAATTTGGAATTGAGCAAAAGTGGGGTCCGCCAGACTTCTTACAGGAAGGTAGGCGGTGGAAACCCTGGTATGATAGTATGATTCACATGGTCAATCCCCGGCATAAGGTAAATCCTGTGTTGTTGGAGATGGCACGTAAAGACTATGTGAATGGGTTTTTGCCCCTTCTCAAATTGACGTCTTTAACTAAATATTTGAGGCCATTATCGTTGGACGAAACTGTGAATGGCATACCAGGAGTTCGTTTTATTGATGCTTTGAATATGAGGACTTCTATGGGCTTCCCATTGTCCGGTGTCAAGAGTGACTATTTGGTAGATAAGGATCCACCCGTCGGGGATGATGGAAGTATCATTAGGAAGTTTGATCCAACTCTTGGTTTGGAGAAGGAGATAGCAGAATGTGAAGCCAGATATTTACAAGGTGAGAGGTGTCACCCCATTTTTAAAGCCTGTCTTAAAGATGAACCGACTAAGAAAACTAAGAAGAAAGTACGTGTGTTTGAG